GTAATGAAACTTTTAGAAATGGAATATAAATATCTTCATTATGATGACCCTAAAAGTAGAAGTTTAAGTGAAAAATATGCAAAAACTCTATACAAACAAGGTGATAAAGTTCCAGGGTATAATGTAGGGAATACAAGATTACAAATGGTTAGTGATTTAGAAGAACATGTAAGAGAAAGGAAAATAATTATTAGATTAGTTAGATTGATTTCCGAATTAAAGACTTTTGTATATAGGAATGGTAGACCAGATCATATGGATGGGTATCATGATGATATAATTATGGCATTGGCTATGCCAATATTCATTGTACAAACAACATTTAAAAAATTAGAAGCTATAGAAAAACAAACAAAGGCAATGTTAGATAGTTGGGTTACTGTGTCTAGTGATAATGAATCTAATAAAGTAGATAAACCACATGTTAACCCTTTCTACACTAATACCCCAACGTACCATCCAAAAGAGGTATCTAATGGTGATAATGATAAAGGTGAATTTAATTGGTTATTTGGGATTAGATAATATTTATTTTTAGTAGATATTTATTATAATGGTAAAACAATATACAATATAAAATGGGAAAAAAAACAATATTTCAACAGTTAGGTGACTTATTCGGACCTGAGATAAGTCAGAAACAAAGTAAATCTAGATATTCATTAGGTAATGAAGAATTACTTAAAACACAATCTAAAGAAGAATATGATTATAAAAAGTTGCACATGCAACAAAATAAATATCTTTCCGATATGTGGACTAAGGTTGATAATGAGATATATCAACACTCAATATATTATGAAACTACTCGATTAGCTTCATACGCAGATTTTGAGGGTATGGAATTTTTTCCGGAGATAGCGGCAGCATTAGATATTTTTATGGAAGAATCTACAACCCAAAATGGGGAAGGTAGGGTTTTAAATATTTTTTCAGAAAGTAAAAGAGTTAAAAGAATATTACAAGACTTATTCTTCAATAGGTTAGACATACACACAAATTTACCTATGTGGGTAAGAAACACATGTAAATACGGTGATAATTTTTTATTTTTGAATATAGATGGTGAAGAAGGGGTAACCAACGTGAAACAATTACCCAATATATCAATAAGTAGAAAAGAAAATGATGGTTTCGGTGAAAATTCTAGTCTTGAAACGGAAGATAAATTTAACCCAGTTAAATTTATATGGGGTGATAGAGATATAGAATTTAACGCTTGGCAAATAGCACATTTTAGACTACTGGGTGATGATAGGAGATTACCTTATGGTACATCAGTATTGGAAAAAGCCAGAAGAATATGGAAACAACTATTACTTTCAGAAGATGCAATGTTAATATATAGAGTAACTAGAGCACCAGAAAGAAGGATATTTAAAATATTTGTTGGTAACATTGATGAGGCAGATGTCCCAGCATATATTAATAAAATTGCTGATAACTTTAAAAGGAGTCCAGTTATTGATCAAAAAACTGGTCAAATAGATACTAGGTATAATCAAATGGCTCAAGATCAAGATTATTTTATCCCTGTTAGGGATCCTAACGCACCTAGCCCAATTGATACTCTTCCAGGTGCAACTAATTTATCAGAAATTGCGGATATACAATATCTACAGAAAAAATTATTTACAGCTCTTAGGGTACCTAAACCATTTTTGGGTTTCGAGGAGGTAACTGGTGAGGGTAAAAATTTAGCCCTACAAGATATTAGATTTTCAAGAACAATAAATAGAATACAACAATCGATAATACAAGAATTAAATAAAATTGCAATTATTCATTTATATGTTTTAGGGTTAGAAGATGAATTAGAAAACTTTACATTGTCACTTAATAACCCTTCTACTCAGGCGGATATGTTAAAAACTGAACAAACACAAATGAAAGTAACACTCTATAAAGATTCTGTATCAGATGCGGGTAACGGTTTTGGGGCATATTCTATGACTAGAGCTAAAAGAGAGATTTTAGGGATGAGTGAAGAAGAAATTAGAAATGATTTAGAACAACAAAGAATGGAAAAAGCTGCGTCTGCAGAAATGGAACAAACTTCTACAATAATTAAGAAGACTGGTATATTTGATAGGGTGGATACTTTATATGGTGAATTCGGAACAACTCCTACTAGTGGTGGTGGCGAAGAAGGAGATGATAGTGGTGGCGGTGACTTTGGTGGTGGCGGTGACTTTGGTGGCGGTGGCGACTTTGGTGCAGAGATGGAGGGTGGAGCAACCGCAGAAGCGGGTGCTGAATCTGGTGCAGCAGAAGCAGCGGTAGAGTCTACGAATAAAAAAGGTGACCTACTAGTAGAAGAAAATAAATCTAAGTTAACTAATAAAACCAAAAAATACCAGAATATTTATTTAAAAAGATTATTAGAAAGTATAGATAACGACAAAAACATAATTAATGTAGATAATGTAGATAATGATGTAGAAAATATAAATTCTAAGATCGAACAAATGACAAAAGAGATAGACGGTTTAATACAAGGAGAATAAAAATAGACTTTTTTATAAAATCTTAATATTTATTAATAAAAAAAGTATGAATAACTTTGGAAAAATAAAAGACACCTTTAACTTGATTCTATCAGAATCTATCATTAAAAAAGATAATAAAGGTAAAAAAATATTTATTAGTTACTTGAAAGAACTAAAAGAAAATAAAACATTAAAATCACAATTTTTATTGTATAAGAATTTAAGTGATAAAAAATTTACTAATGAATCGGATGCTAAATATTATATTAAAGAAAATATATCCCTTTTAAAGGGGCTAAATAAAAAAGAAATTAACAGTGGGGTAAAAAAATTACTATCTTTATTAAAAGGTAAAGAATTAGTTAAAGAGAATATCGAATTGTATAACCATATTAATCTATTAGTAGAAACTAAAAAAACGGTTTCCTCTATAGATAAAATTCAAGAGTCAATTAATTTTATCACAAAAAAGATGATGGAGGTGCCTGAACAAGAAGTGGAAAAATTCGAACCTGTTAATTTACCACCTAGTGTATTAACTAAAATGGCGATTAATAGATTTAATCTAAAATATAGTGATATAACAGAAAGTGAAAAAAAAATAATCAAGTCAGTTTTAAATGGTACGGAAGAATCAAAAAAAGACGTATACATAAATCTTAAAAAAGAATGTATAGAGTTAATTGATAATAGGTTGACCGAAAACTCTGATCTTGATATGAAAGATAGGTTACTCAAGGTAAAAGATAAGTTATTAAGGATGACTTATAATTCAGATGACTATGTTGGAGATATAGGTAAGGTTTACCAGCTTAAACAATCGGTTGACGCTGATTAGAATCAATAGTTAAATTTTAATACAAACCAACTCAACTAAACCCACCTAAAGGTGGGTTTTTTCGTGTTTGACAAACCTATATATATTTAGTATATTTTAACATAAATAACATAAAAAATAAAATATGATGAATGAAAAAAAGTGGAAAGGAAATAACTTTAGAAATAGATTCAAGTTACAAAATAGTGTTAGGTACCGTCAACAATAAAGACCCAAAAAGTATATACATTAGTTTATGTGCTTGGGGTGAACCAATGAAAGAAACAGAATATATAAATTATGATAGTGTAATAAGTAATTTAAGAAAACAAATAAAACATAATTTACATTCTACTATAGATGTAAATGATTTTCACCTTGATAAGTATATTGTAGATTTAAATATGAGATCTTCAGGTATATGTGAGGGTAAAAGAAGTTTTATGTCATGTGAAATAACACTATTCCAAAAAAACAATATACCAGTTACTAAACCAAAGATGATAAACAGTGCCACTAACATCATAAAAAATGTAATAGGTAGTTGTTTAGATCGACAAGAACATTTTAGTTTTTATAAAACTAAAAAATAAAGTTTTTCTTAATATAGATATACTTATTAGTAAAGTATGTCACTATGTTAGAAATATTAAAGAGTAATGAGGTAAATAAAAAAGGTATTCTTGTAGAATATGATTCAGGATACATATCACCGAAAGATAATAAACATTTTATTAATGAAATAAATAAATTATCTAAGGGTGGTACAATAGTTGAGGATCCTTTGATTGTTTATGCTGTAATGCAGAAATACGGTGTTGAGAATAAAAATGAAAGAATATACCCTGAAAATATTTTAAGGAGAGAAGCTGAAAACTATACCAAACTCATTGACGAAAGAAGGGCAATGGGTGAAGCTGACCATCCGGAGAGTTCAATAGTATCTATAAGTAGAATTTCACATAACGTCACAGAATTATGGTGGGAAGGAAATGTTCTAATGGGAAAGTTGGAAATTATAATGTCACCGGGATTTATTAATCAAGGAATTATCTCTTGTGAGGGGGATTTAGTCGCCAATTTACTACGTAATAATTTAAAGATGGGTGTATCTTCTAGAGGGGTGGGTTCTTTAGAGAAGGAACATGGGAAAAACATTGTTCAAGATGACTTTGAGTTAATATGTTGGGACGTGGTAACATCACCATCCACTCCCGGATCTTGGATATATAATAGGGAACCAAATAAGGAAGAACAAATGTCAGAATCTAAGGATATGTCTGATAAGAATTTACTTATTGGATCTTTAGATGATTTTTTATGTGACTAAAATACCACAAAATTCATACTTTTCTTATTTTCCCTATATTTATTAAAAAACATGGTACATTAGTGCCAAAATAAAATATTCTAATAATATAAAATAAACAAAAAGAATTAAATGGCTACAAAAAGAAAATCAATCATCGAAGAGGCTTTGCTAGAAGCTAAGTCTTTAGAGGATGCCTTAAAAGCCAATACGAAAGAAATACTTGCCGCTCATATGAAGCAAGAAATTGAAAGTATCGTGGAGTCGTCTCTCAGAGAAGAAGACGAAGAATTTGAAATCGATATAGAAGGGTCCGATGAAAATGAGGATGGAGTGCCAGTTGACGATGTCTCTGGAGATGATTTTGAGGAACTTGAAGATAATCAAGATGACTTAGGATTGGAATTATTGGATCTGGATCTTGATTTACCCGATGGGGATGATGAGGTTATGGGGTTATCTACTGATGGTGAGTTTGATGATGAGTTTGATGATGAAATAGGTTTGACTATGGCATCTGATGATGAAATAGATTTGACTATGGCATCTGATCATGAAGTACTTAAAGTTTTCAAAGCAATGAGCGATGATGACGAAGTAGAAGTAATCAAAGATGAAGGTGGAATTCACTTAACAGATAACGAAACAGGTGCGGAGTATTACATTAAGGAAAGTATGGAAGATATGTATGCGCAAACGGAAGGTTGTGAAAACTTAAAAGAAGGTTGTGGAGGTGAAATGGAAGAAACCATTTATGAAATCGAAATGACTGAAGATGAGCATCAAGGATACGATGACGATGAATCTTTGGAAGAAGATGATCAAGGATACTATGATGATGATGAACCTTTGGAAGAAGATCATACACTTGCTAGGACTAAAGGATACCAAAGAAAAGGTGGACATAGAAATAGACAAACAGAATCTCGTAAACCACGTAGACCAATCTCTGAAATGAGAAAACCACGTAGACCAATCTCTGAAATGAGAAAAACACCTAAGAATGTAAGTAAAGTAGTTGATTCTAAAATAATGAAAGAATACAAAGAACTTAAGAGTAAAAATGAAGAATACAAAGGAGCTCTTAACGTATTCAAAGATAAACTTAATGAAGTTGCTTTATTCAATACAAATTTAGCATACGTAAATAGATTGTTTACTGAACATTCTACCACTAAAAAA